GCAAAGAAGGAACAATCAGCCTTGGTGAATATCCTACCGTCTCACTAGCTGAGGCAAGAAAGAAAAAAGATGAAAACAAGGCTCTGTTAAAAGATGACATTAATCCAGTCGAGGAAAAAAGAAATATAAAAAAAGGCAGAAAAGAAGACGCAGCTAATACTTTTAAAGCGGTAGCAGAAGAATATATTTTAGAGATGATGAAATATAAATCTCAAAGTTATATCAATCAATTTAAGTCATATATGAAAAATGATGTCTACAAAGAAATTGGTAATAAGCCAGTAAGAGACGTCACATCTGCTGATGTGTTAGACATTATGAAAAATACAATTACAAGAGTTCGTAAATTAAGCCACTATGGATCAGGTGAATCTGCAGCAGATCTAAACCGTAGATTTATAGGCCTAGTTATGCGCTATGCAGTTGTCACCCTTAGAGCCGATATAGACCCGACCTATGCTGTTAGGTCTGCTATTGAAAAGCCAGAGACTGAACACGCAAGACCGCTTGAAAAAGATGAAAGAATAAAAGTAAGAACACGTTTGGAATTATATGGAGGTACAACTACTGTTAAAAATGCATGTCTTACATTGATGTATTCAATGTTACGTGCTTCTGAAGTACGGAGAACTGAGTGGATATTTGTGGATTTTGAAGACAGACTTATTAAATTTCCTAAAGCATCACGAAGAAGAAAACAAGAAAGAACTAATAAAAAGAACCATATTCATATAGTGCCTATGTCTGACCAGCTTTATGAGCTATTGAAGGAACAATATGAAATTACAGGTCATCAAAGATATGTTTTCGCTGCACCTTACCGAGACGATACGATGTTGGCTAGAACTACATTAAATAGAGCACTTGTGTTTATTGGTTTGCCGGAAGTAACAACTCATGATTTCCGAGCTACTGCATCAACTTTGCTGAATGAAAAAGGATATGATCCAGACTGGATTAATAAACAATTAGCTCATGTTGAAGAAAACAAAACGAGAGCTACATATAACCATGCTAAATATTTAGAAAGCAGACGTAAAATGTTGCAAGATTGGGCAGATATTATTGATAGCTGGAAAGCTTGATTAGCTGAACAGAATATCCTTTATGAGCAATTTTATGCACAAAAAATCACTTTTAAGCAGATTATGAGCAAAATTATTCACAATTCACTTAAAGTGCTCTCACGCAAATTGATACATTCACATTGCTATTGATCGTATGAGCTGTGCAACCTGAGAAGATTAAGCACAGCAATGTGATGATTGATGCAAACTTAGTACGCTTACACATATAAGTTACTTCTTTAAGAAGAGTGCTCGCTCTGCTGCACGGCGACGGATTAAGCCATTTAAAATCTTACCTTTTGCTTTTTTCCACAATGGAAATTGATCAGCTGCACCTTGATAGTCACTTTTATTTAGTTTTTTAAGCATTGTTGAACTTTTAAAAGCACTAGATCCAATGTTGTAGGTCAAAGAGACCAAAGCATCAAATTGGTTTTGAGACAATGGAACTTTGACAGATCCATTCACAGTATTTTCAAACGTTGCTAGATCATGTTTAAAATAGGACTTAGCTTGATCAAGTGTGCAAGTATCGCCTTTCTTAACCTTTACCCCGTTTGGATAAACAGTTGTTCCGATGCCAATAGTCCAAACACCCACACCATCGTCATAAGCTTTAAGGCGAGTATCTTCAAAGCTTGATATTAGATTGATGCCGACATTACTGATCTTCATTAGGCTTCACCTTGTCTTTTACAAACTTACTTGCCTGTGCCTCTACAAACTGGCTCCCTAATGTTCCTAGAAATGCACCTAGCCCAAGAACTCCCAACATACTTAAATCTGATATCCAAATTAAAACACCGCCCGCACCAAGTGTTGTAAAGCCGTTTAATATTGCCCGACCCAATACAACACGCCATGTATGTTTTTCTGTGCTTACGAGTACTTTTGCCATGGTAATTACTACTCCCATTAAGATTAATTGAAGTGCCACTTTTTCATGCTCTTGCATGATTATTCCCCTAATTTGTTGGCAATAAAAAAAGCCCTAACTTATTTAAAGCTAGGGCCTATTTTGTTTTGTTGAGTGATAAACACATATTGTTTATCATGTGGTAAATCTTCTAAATAACTTCATCATGAACTTAACAAAATTCAATATTAATGCGTTGGCAATGTTCGCCTTTCTATTAATATTTCCTCTTGATTATATAGCTTACACGCTAGGTCATATTGGTTTTCCTAGTATTCCGATCGGGTTTTTAGGGGCTGCTCTTTCATTTGCTCTCATCATCATATTTTTTCTAAAAAAAGGTTTACGAGTTTCAGACCTATTTATTTTTGTTTTCTTGGGAAGCTTTGTATTTTTTATCGCATTATCCCAAAATGCAGACAGAATGGATTATCTCTACTGGGCAAAAACGATAGGAATATTCTTTACTGGGCTAATGATGTATGACTATTTCAAGCAAAAAAACTCATTATCTTTTAAACACATAGCCTTTTTCTTACTGATTATCATGTCAATTTTTACCTTAAGGTATACACCTGATGGTAACTATCTAAGGCTGTCAGATGCATTCGTAATTACATCACTATTTTTAGTTTCATATCAAAAGCGGTTCTTCATCACACTTCTAACTGTGGCTATTTCTTCTTTTGCACTTTATGAAATTGGATCACGTGCAGGGGTATTAATTTATACGTTTATAGCAATTATTCTTATTTATGCGAAATATGGTTTTTGGCGATTCTCCTTTTTCCTTCCGCCTGCATTATATGTTTTATACCAGCTTGTAATGAGTTTAAACGACTCAATCACAAACTATAATGACAACCGGTTATTGCGTCTATTATTTAGTTCCGATACTGATACATCTTTAAATCTAAGAAAGACATTTAACGAAGTGGGCTATCAAGAATATCTAAGCCACCCAATTCTTGGTAATTTTGGATACTACAAGAATATTTATGGCGAAGGCTCTTACGCACATAACTTTATTTCTTATCTAGCTGAATTTGGAATTGTAGGTTTGGCCTTTTTAATATTGATGGTGTTGTTATACATTGTCTTTGTTGTTCAGAATTTTAAGTTAAGAACTAATTACAATCTCTTCATATTTGCTTTAAGTACTTTCTGTATTATCGGTGTAGCTTCGGCTAAGAGTTATTATTGGATTATCCCATTCTTAGCAATGGGCTTGCTGTATCGCGCTGTATCTACCAGAAAATATTGGAAAAATCATGAGCAATCATCTTAAGAAAAGCATTGCATTACTTGCGCCTGCGATATTTTTATTTTCATCAGTTGCTCATGCATTTGATGTATATCAATTTATTAATTGGCGTTACTACAAGACAAATTCAGGGAAAGTCGTTTATACGAAAGATAATGCTGAGTTCCAGAATTATCTTAAAACCCATAACATCAAGAAAATGGATGTTAAGTATGCCCCTGATCTGTTGACCAACGGTCAAGCTGACCCACGAAAAATTAAGTTAATTGCTGAAAAGTCAAAGCAAAACCCGTCTATGCCAATTTGTTTTGATATCGAGATAGGAAACGCTCATAAGCCAGAAACAAACCTGCCTGTAATTCTAGATGCGCTAAAGCTATATAAGAAGTATGGCGGTGCAGCACCTGTTGGTGTGTATGGTGTTTTGCCTCAACGCACTCCAAACAGCATGCTTTCAAGCAACTGGAAGAATAAATATTCAACTTTAAATGATCAATATAGTGAGATTGCGAAGAATGTAGACTTCCTCTCGCCAACACTGTATTTCTATAACCTTAAAGATATGAATGTTTGGAAAACTAAAGCTCAATTTAATATGATCGAGGCACAACGCTATGCAAAGCGCTATAACCTTAAAATCATTCCTTTCATTTCATTAAGCACGTGGAATGTATCAAAAGGGAAATACAAGATCGATCCTCTATCTGAAACTAATATGAACCAAACTATTAATTATCTTAAGGGGCTTGGTGCTGACGGTGTTGTTGTATGGGAAAGCGGAACATCTATACAGGATAATGA